CAATACTATTTGCGAGTTATCGAACTATGGAGAGATAGGAAATCCCGTGTGGAAACTATTGCAAAGGATACGGGATAGCCGGGAGGGGAAATACAAGATCGATCATCCCGGAAGATTTTTGATCTCCAGATTAAAAAACAATGATTAAGACCGTAACTCTCTATCCGGGCAGATACGCCTATATCTGTCCTTGCGGCCATCCCTATCAGGTGATGACCTTATACAGGAAGACTAGTAACGTGGCGGTCTATTGTTTCGCTTGTAAACAACAGACCGGAAAACACATAAGAATCATGGATCAGAACATAGATTTCGCCGTTAACTCGAATAACAAGTTGAACGGCACGTATTTCACCGCATTGAGGTTGCACGATCCAATCAAGTATTGCGTGGGGAATGTCCTCACGGTTTCGGTCAAGCAGCAACCACGAGGTAAGGCCAAGATTATCAAGGTAAACAGTTTCACGATAGACAAGGTAAATGACTACATATCGTGCTTGGATTCCGGATTAAAGGCCGATGAGTATAAGACTATAATCAAGAAGACATATTCTGGCAATGGGATAAACTGGGACAAACAGCTTTTAGACTTTTGCCTGTTTGAACAAATTGATAAAAGATAAAACAATGAATCATACTGAAGCATTATTCAAGACGATCATTCTCTTGCATCACCTTGCGGAATTGCATAAGAAGGATAACGTGGATCTTTACTATATTGACCTGTTTTGTGGGGCAGGTGGAACGTCCACCGGCGTGGAACAGGCGAATATAGGAAGTAGTTCTATTGCGAAGGTTATAGCCTGCGTCAACCACGATAAGAACGCTATCGCCAGCCACATGGCTAACCATCCTTACGCCCTCCATTTCACGGAGGATATGCGTACGCTTGATTTGGCACCGATCGTTAATCTGATCAAGAAGATCAAGTTCCGGAATCCCAATGCGAGGTTTGTGCTATGGGCCTCATTGGAATGTACTAACTTCTCCAAAGCAAAGGGAGGACAGGCGAGAGATCCGGATAGCCGGACATTAGCCGATCATCTTTTCCGGTACATCGAAGAGATCAATCCTGACTTGATACAGATTGAGAATGTGGAAGAATTTATGTGCTGGGGAGACTTGGATGAAAATGGGAAACCGATATCGAAAGACAAAGGCCGGTTGTATTTACGTTGGATAGAACGGGTACAATATGGATATTTGCCATGTCGTGGGTATCAGCAAGAAAGACACGATGAGTTATTTGATACTTTCCGAAGGGGAAACCTATTAGATAAAGTCTATGATTTCGACCACCGGATATTGAACGCTGCCGACTTTGGTGCTTACACTTCTCGAAAACGTTTCTTTGGACAGTTCGCTAAAAAGGATATGCCGATTGTCTGGCCGGAGCCTACGCATTGCAAAGATGGTGAACAAACCTTATTCGGCCATTTACAAAAGTGGAAACCTGTTAAAGACGTTCTAGACCTAGAAGACGAGGGGACGAGTATATTCACACGGAAAAAGCCTCTTTCCCCGAAAACGTTCGAGCGGGTCTATGCCGGACTTGTGCGTTTTGTTGGAGGAGGTAAAGATGCATTTCTCTCAAGATATAACACTGTTAGACCTAAAGATACATGCAAGTCATTAGATGAGCCTTGTGGTGTACTCACTACAAACAACAGATTCGCTAAGGTTGGCTGCCGATTTCTATCAAAGTACTATAGTGGACACCCGGACAGTAAGAATATCCCTATCACGGGGCCGGCGCATACGATCAAGTGCAAGGATAATCATTCGCTGGTAAGCACGAGGTTCCTTTGCTCGTACAATTTCAAGGATGCTGGCAAGGATATTCATGCCCCATGCCCGACATTACTAACGAAAGACCGGTTATCGCTTGTAACTCCGTTCATCATGAACTACTATTCCGGCGGTGGTCAGCATTCCGATATCAACCATCCCGCTCCGGCTATATTGGCGAACCCTAAACAGCGGCTTGTCTCCTGCCAGTTTATGGACCAGCAGTTCGGACAAAGTAAGCCAGTTGGTACAGACCGTCCACTTGGAGCAATAACAGCCAATCCCAAATATAATCTGGTGAGCTGTCGTCCATGGGTGATGAATACCGATTTCAACAATGTCGGTAGCGGAGTCAATGAGCCAGCTCCGGTAATAACAGCTAATCGGAAATGGCACTACCTGATGAATCCACAATTTGCATCTTCGGGAAGTTCGATCGATAACCCTTGTTTTACATTGATTGCCCGAATGGACAAGCGACCACCTCACTTGGTTAGTCCCAAGACTGTATCCAATCTTGATGCTGTGCCGGACTTTGTAAAGATGGATGATGCCGGTAATATTTATATTGAGATTTACGAAACAGATATCCCGATCATAGTCAAGATAAAGGAGTTCATGGCCATGTATCAGATAGTGGATATCATGATGCGAATGCTCAAGATTCCCGAGTTGAAACGGATCATGGGATTCCCGGAGAACTACAAGTTGATCGGTACGCAAGCGGAGCAAAAGAAATATATCGGAAACGCCGTCGAAGTCGGCATGGCTAAAGCTTTATGTGAGGCTTTGGCAAGAAAGTTAATCGAATTAAAATCATTAGTGGCATGAGAACACCAATCACATATTATGGAGGCAAGCAAAACTTGTCCGAACGCATTGTATCAATAATGCCTAGGCATAAGATATATTGCGAGCCATTCTTTGGAGGAGGAGCGGTATTTTTTGCGAAGCCTAAAGCAGGGATAGAAGTGATCAATGACAAGAACGACTTGTTGATAAACTTTTTCAAGGTCTGCCAATCTTCCAAATTTAAGGAGCTACGTGAGAGAATCCGGTTATCGCTACATTCCGAGTCTGACTACATTAGGGCTAGGAACATTTATCGAGGACGATCTGAGGTCTCGGATGTAGACAAGGCTTGGGCCGTATGGATCATGGCAAATGAGTGCCACGCCGGCAGCTTGTATGGAGGATGGAAATTCTGTAACGGTACCGCCGGGACACACTTCGGGAAGGTTTTAAGGAATAAGCGTGAGGAGTTCAACGAGAAATTGTACGATCGCCTATCAGAGGTGCAGATTTCCTGTAGGGACGCGTTGAAAGTTATCAAGAACAGGGATAGCGTTGATACGTTATTTTATCTTGATCCTCCTTATCCCGGGGCGGTTCAAGGTCATTATTATGGTTATGGGGAGAATGACCTTGCGGATCTGCTAGATCTTTTGTCTAGGATCAATGGCAAATTCATTCTCAGCAATTACTGGACTGACACCTTACGCTCCTTTGTCAATGAAAACAAATGGAACCATAAGGAAGTAAAAGTCACTACTCATACGGCCGTTCACTCTCGGATAAGGGAGAGTACGGAGGTTTTGGTTTACAATTACGAGATTGAGAAAACATTATTTTGATATGAGAAAAATAAGGGATATAGATATTCCAGAAAAAAACAAAATGGATAACATATTCACGATCTGCTATTCAAGGCAGGAAGCCAATGAGATCGGACATTTCATTATGAGCAAAGGATACGAAGGCGTTCAGAATGACAGCTATAGATATTGTGATCTAATGATTCAAGCAACGTTAAAAGAAGCCGTGAGACATCATGAGAATTGTATATATGTCGGTGTTAGCGGATGCCAAATGATTGTATCCAGAACAAAAAGAGGGCTTAGAAGAAAGGGACTCAAATATATAGAGAAGAAACGGTTGTTTTACAATTTATTAAAGAATTATAGATTAACAATTAAATCCAAATTGACATGAAAGCGAGAATAAGAAAGACTGGGGAGATCGTTGATGTTATAGCCTTCAAATCTTCCGAAACCTGTCCTGAAAAGGATTGGGTGCGCTATGTGGATTCCGAGGGGCTTGATCTCATACAGGAACTCAACGCTCTAGAGGATCTAGAGGTTATAGATAAGACGGAGGATAAAGCCGTTGATTGGGAACAACGCAGATATGATTTGGCAAAGCGCTATTCTATCGAGTTTGTGAAATTGCAACATTATCAAGGCCGTACTGAATGCGGTATACTTTATTCTAAAGTAGTGGGATGGTCTGTGGAATTAGCCGATGAACTCATAGCTAAATTGAAGGAAGGAGGTGAATCATGAGAAATAAAGAACTAATAGTTCTTCTCCAAGAGCAAGACCCGGAAGCGGAGGTAATGATACGCACGTCCGACGATCAATATTACTACGATTTAGTGGACGTGTTCACGGATAAGGATGGGGATGTCATAATACAGGAGGGGTAAATATGGATAATAAGAAATATTTAACAGAGAAAGGAGGATCAAATGAAGAATAAGATTGAATGCTTGATAACCTCCATACTGATAGTTCTTTCTTTCGTGTTCATCACATGGTCCATAGGGTTTATCATCCCAAGGTACTGGATTACGATTGCCTTTTTGGTTTACGGTATATATCTCATCTATGGTATTCTCAACCCAAAGAAAAAATACTACCTCGCTTCGTATTGGCTTCCCGGGGGAGAGAGAGGACGGATATTCATCGAATGCGATGAGTTTAAAGTCTGGGAAATGGAAAAGAGTATAGCCAAGGATAAAGGAGTGGAAAATGCGGTCATTGACTATTACAGACAGATTTCCAAGGAGGAATATAAAATTCAAAAAGATAAATAAATATGAGCAAGATTGATTTCAACGCACTCCGTGACCGTGCGTACAAATGCGCATGTGCGCATGGGTTTCACAATACAGAGTTAATTAACGAGCATTTCCTTTGTCTTGTTATCAGTGAGCTGATGGAAGCCGTGGAAGCGGATAGGAAAAATAGGCGCTTTGATAAAGAAAAGCATAAACTCGGTGAATATGCAGAGTGTCAAGGGTGGTTAACAACTGAAGAAAAGTTTATTAATGTATTCAACAGGTATATTAAGGATACCGTGGAGGATGAACTTTCAGATGCGGTTATCCGCTTGCTAGACCTTGCCGGATCGTTAGATATCAGCCTTGATGATATCTACGATTTAACGAATGAACCGGAATATAAAGACTGGGATTATGTTTTAAAGGAAATGTCCTTTACCGAAAGGATGTTCTTTTTAACATCTATCCTAACCGAGGATAGAGATATAGCCGAAGTTATCAAGGCTTCTATCGTGACAATCTTTCTTAACGCAGATTTACTGCATATAGATCTCTTATGGCACATCGAGCATAAAATGAGATACAACGAATTAAGGGAGAATAAACATGGAAAGAAATATTGATATGAGACAGACAGTAGAAGAAGCAGCAAAATTATTTTCCAATAGATGTAGGATCGCTAATTGTCAATCATCATTAGGCTATCTTTATGATGATATAGATATGATAAATGCTTTCAAAGCCGGAGCCGAATGGCAGTCCTGTCAGACGAGGCGATACTAGACAAAGCCCATATCACTTTTTACAGGGGAAACTGGGATTGTAATAATGGAGGAATATACAAAATATGTATTTATACCCCTTCCATAGGAAATAGGGCAAATGTACCATATATCCAGTCTATCGTGCGTAAGATAACTAATGCCTTGGATATCCGCTTCGGAAAAGATGGATGGAATGAGTGCAACCAATCATTGCTTGAACGATGGAGACCGTTAAGCCGGTTCTCGTTCTATTTGCAGTTGCCTAATTTCAGAGATATCATAACAGGCACATCAAGGCCACCTAAATGCAATAGGTTTTGATCAATATGTCAAAACCTATTACTTATATCATATAATTTTATCGCAAAAAATGGAACAGCAAGATATTTCATTATCCTACGGGATACACCGTTCTCCATCTATCGGAAACGAGGGGGAATTATCAGAATGTGTAAATTTGATACCCAAGAATGGTGAGTTGGTGAATATACAGCCTCCGAAAGAATTAGGCATAACCCTTCCGGAAGGATCGGTACTTATGTACGTGCATCGGACAAAGGATTTCCTTCACTATATCTTTTTCCAGACGAATGTTTTACGTTATGCGGATACGGACGGAACGACCCATCTTATAGGGGCGAACCAATATGACAAAATTCCCAAAGCTATCACGTCCATAGGAAACACCTTGATTGTAATAAGCGAAGATCCTATAAGATATTTACTTTGGGATGGAGAGTTTTATAAGGAATTAGGAGATAAGCCCCCCTTCCCTATCCTGTCATTCGGATTGGTAGGATCATTGGATAAGACCGAACAATTGTCCGTATCCGTTGATCCTCCCTATGATGGAGCCTTTACGGAAGATCAACTATCAACTATCAGTAATTCCGTGATGGGATATGTCTCAAAATTTATCAGGGAGAGAAGCGTGGATAGAGGCATGTTTATATATCCGTTCTTTATTCGTTACGCCTATAGACTATATGACGGAACATATTATATGCAATCAGCCCCGATACTGATGATACCATCGTCCGGAGTAACCCCTCACGTTCCGTTTACTATTGACATGGACACAGAGGATTTTGGCGCAAAGATCATTGTAAACTTCATTATATCCTCAGTGGTATGCTCCATTAATTACAAAGTCAGCGGAATGGGGAATCAAAGGGAATGGTGGAAGGACATAGTTAAAAGCCTTGATATATTCATAACGCCGCCAATATACACCTTTGGTTATTATGGGGAGATTAATGGGGCACAAAAAATATCAGACGATAACGGTTTCGGGGTGTACTCTATTGGTGGAGGATATTACAACAGGCATACATTCGAGGAAGCCTTGTCCATAGCCCAGCCGGGATCAGGTTATACCGATCAATTCGTCTTACCCGGAAAGGCCATGGATAATAAGGTGCCGGATAATTCATTGTTTTACAAAGTAGCAAGCATAGCGTATGAGGACTTGTGCGGTTATAACGGGGGTGAAAGACGCTCTCTAACTTTAGAGGATAATGTGCTGGGATCGTTGCAAAATCGAGAGCAACTTGTTGACGCGGACGGGTACCAGAATTTAGATTGGCTAATACCTGATTATTCCTATACTTATAACCAGCGGTTAAATATAGCTAATATAAAAAGGATACTATTTGATGGTTATCCTCCGGAGTCCATGGTAACGTACAACGACGGTAGCAGCACGTTGAGCATAAAGGTTTTCATAAGAGAAGGAGAAAAGGATATCGTCGTTCAAACATCCTCCTCATATAACCTTGGTATCAATTTGCATTACCTATATTACCCCAACGCTAACGCATACAAGATGGTGATAACACGGAATTCGGACGGATACCAAGCGATCGTTACCCTCTCTCCACATAACACGTTGAACGGGGCTTACTATTTCGACTCATACGCCCCGATCATATTTAAACCGGGCAGCGATAGCACACCAATATCAACGGACAAGTCGGTCAATATGCCAAACAAGATATATACGTCCGAGGTCAATAACCCGTTTTATTTCCCGTTGGCGGGAATAAACACGGTGGGAACCGGTGAGATCGTAGGTATCCGATCCACCACGAAAGCGCTGTCCCAAGGGCAATTCGGGCAGTTTCCCTTATACGCTTTCTCTTCCGATGGGATATGGGCCTTGCAATTATCGGACGCGGGATTGTATTCCTCCATCCAACCTATAAGCAGGGATGTTTGCAATAATCCGGATAGTATCACGCAACTGGATTCCTCGATAGTATTCAGTACCGAGCGTGGCCTTAAATTATTGCAAGGCTCCGATATCAGCCTTTTATCGTCATCGTTGGAAGGAGTAAATATTGATGAGACATTCTTTAATGTCAACCCGGATTTTAGCGATCTTTTCATCCCGGACACGGAAACTTTCGTAGAGACATTGCGAGCTTGTAAGATTGCCTATGATTATACGAATTCCCTATTGCATATTTATCCCAAAGGGACTAGAAAGCATTATGTATATTCTTTGGACACCGGGGAATTCTCCACTTTCGTAGGGGAAGAGGTCAAGGCCATGGCGCAAGATTATCCAAGCTCGGTAGTGCAAATAGGTAACGCCTTGTACTCACTGGAAAAATATGTCTCGGAAGATACCAGAAAAGGCATAGCGATCACACGTGCCTTGACGTTAGGAGATCCTTTCTCTTTGAAGGTACTAGTCGATCTTAGGACGTTGGGTTTACGAAAGGATGAGTCCTCAAAAATCAAGATAGCCGTATTCGTAAGTGCGGATAGGAAAAATTGGTATCGGCTTAAATCTCTTAGGCAAAGGGCTTTTAAATACTATCGGTTCGTTTATTTCTCAAACCTGTATGATTTAGACACTTTATCAGGAACCAGAGTAAGATTCGAGACTAGAAGGGATTGGAGGATGCGTTAAAGTACCCCTCGGCCTAGCCGGGGGTATATGTCATTTTTTTTGCTTGTAACTGGCCGCAACCTTCAACAACTCAATAGCGGAATTAGTGTTTTTAGCGTCCTCGAACTTTATAGAGGATACCTTTGGTACCACGAACTCACTAGCTTTTAAATAAACAGCGCATTTATCCTTATCCTTTAGCTTGAGGAAAGCTTTCTTGAACTCTTCCTGATTGTCGATTACGAAATCACGGAAAAAATTCTTTATCTCCGTGTTCTTATTCCGGGTTCCCTTCTCCCTTCCTCCCATCTTCATGTGACCATTCTCAAAACCTTTTCCCATGATCTATAATCTGAAATAAACATCCTTAACCTGTGTCTCCCTTGCCTCGTTTATGATATTTCTTCGATCCTCCTCCTTTTGAGAGGCGTACATCTGTGCCCTAGATGGATCTACCATCCTATACCAAAAAGACAATACGCTATCAACCACGAAACGGTGGATATAAACAGCCAATCTCCTCGGGTCCCCACGCCATCCTCTTTCCATCACCAAGTTTATGATCCATTCCCTATCATCCTTCACCTCGTCCGTTACGGCACGGCTCTGAACCCAAGGGGAAAACGCCCGTAAATGGCCGGTAGCCTCCGACAACGCGTCATTCACTTGACGAAACATCCAATCCGCCGTTTCCTCCGAGGTCTCCAGCCCAGCTCTTTCCTTTCCGGGAAGGCCCGATACATCCCCAACCTTCCATGTCTCGAAATCCACGTCATACTCAATCTCGCACCTCAATAGCGTTATCGTTAACTCAAATCCACGCATATCGACACGTGGCTGTATGATTTTCCTGTCTCTCATATTTCTCCTGTTTCTATAATGACATCATCAACAATGACATCATCGATATCCTTAAACGGCTTCCTCTTGCACTTTCGCGGGGCTTTCCTTGAATAGGCGGTTTCCTCTATCATGGACGCTATACCCTTTAACTCCTCCTCTAGCTTTCCGGCTAGTTCCTCAAAGTAAATCAGGCTCCAATTCCAAAGGACGAACCACACCACATATTTATGGGCCAAGGTCGCCAACGACTCGCCATCATATCCTCCACGACGATCCTTCATGCGCAACACCCAATTCACGGCATCGGTATCCAATGAATCATCCGAATCGCCGGGTATATCCTCCAAGATACCGGACAAGGAAACCTTTAAGGTCGCCACCGCCTCCTCTATCTTGCGTCTTATAAAAGTATCATCGGCCTCGTTATCATCGGACTGCGAGGAGAATCTTTTACCGGGATCCTCCTTTCTCATATCTCCCAGCCTCCATGTCCACTGGTCAATGTCATGCTTTAAATATGTCCAACCTAGATTTATGTCCATATCATGCTTTTTTTAATAGCGGGGGATTCTTCCTGTATATGTTCTTCACGCACATGACGGACATATCCTCCCACAAAGATTTATAAACCCCTATCCTATCAGGCTTCCGATCGGAAAGCCAACTCATCATGGAATAACCTACCAGAGCGTCCAACAGGTTCTCGTCCAGTTTCCTATTGACGTTCCAACGTGTATCCTCCGTCCTGACCTCCCATACGAACCCTTCTTCCGAATAAGTGGAAGAGGTTATTATTTTGGCCATACCTTCTTCAAGAACCCTCGCCGCCTGTTCCAGATATGTCCTTATAAGAGGCCTGTCCTGCGCCGTTATCTTTATCTTTAGATATAGGCTTTCCCCGCTATCCCCGACGAGATCACGTCCCTCGAAGCTGGATAGCATCTCGCATTTATCTATCGCCTTTATATATTCAAACTCATATGTCATTTGTGATCCTTTTCTGGCAAAAATAGGGCTTTAGGTATGATTATTTTGTTATTTTGGTTATTCTGACAAAACCAAGTCCTTTTATTCGATTTATTTGCGATTAAAAAGACCAATCATGAAACGACTTATTCCTAAATCACGGTTTTCCCGACGCCCCACGACGGTTGACAGCGTCAAACACCGCATCAAGATATCAGGCACGGACAAGACCAACATACCTTTACTGTCTAGGTGCCAAAACGCTTGGGAAAACCTTAGCGATTTCAGGGCCACCCGTCTTCGTAATTTCCGTTACGTGTTCGGTGACCAATGGGGTGATATCGTGGTGGACAAGGACGGGGAAAGGGTGAAGGAACGCGATAGGATAGCGAGGCGTACGGGAGGGGTCGCTTTGCAGAACAATCATCTTTTCAAGATCGTAAATACTTTGGCGGGGTTATACGCAAAGACCGCTACCCTTCCCGTATGTTTCGCCCGGCAGAAAGACGCGGATACCAAGTCACAGATGATGACGGACGCTTTACAGACCAACTGGGAAAATAACCTTATGAAAGATGTCCTCACCTCTGAGATGATAGAGTTTATTTGCGGTGGATGCGCCGTGGTAACGGAAGAATGGTCTAGCCATGACGATATAGAGGACAGCTACACCTACGTGGTCAACCCTTCCTATTTCTTCTATGAGTCGAAAGCCAATGATCCAAGGCACTGGGATGATTCCTTGATCGGGGAGATCCGTGACTATACATTAGGCGAGCTGGCCTCGGTATTAGCGGAGTCCGAGTATGATTACAGGCAATTGGAGGAGATTTACTCATCTTGGCTCAATCGTATGGAAAATCTGGGACCCCAGCAGACGGATCGTTTCATGGACGAGTCTTTCGACACGCCTCCCGCCGCCGACCTGTGCCGGACCTACCATGTTTGGACATTGGAGAACAAGCCTAGATACCGTTGCGTGGATATCATGGACACCGATGATCCTATATACAGGATAGAGCTTAGCGATCTTCCTGTCATCAAGAGAGAGAACGAGGATCGTATGCGTATGGGAATGTCACAGGGATTACCTCCGGAGGAGATCCCATTGATAGAATACACCTATATAATAGATCAATATTGGCATTTCCAAATGCTATCACCGGACGGACGTGTACTTACCGAGTATGACACGCCTTATGAATATAAGTCTCACCCCTATATTTACAAGCTACACTATTTGGTGAATGGACGGACAGTTCCTTTTATTTCCGTTATCATAGATCAGCAACGATACATCAACCGGCTGATCATGCTTAACGACTTGGCTATCCAATCAGCGGTAAAGGGAGTAAAGATGATCCCTAAAGACTCCGTTCCGGACGGGATGTCCAATCGTGAGTTCGCCGAGCAATTCGTTGAGATCGGATCATTTATTTTTTACGAGCCGTCCAAGAGCGGGAACAAACCGGAAGTCATAACATCGAACTCTACCAATATCGGTACCACGGAGCTATTGCAATTACAATTGAGTTTCATAAACGATATAACGTCCGTGTCGGAAGCCTTGCAAGGGAAAACCCCGTCGGGATCAACAGCGGCAAGCAGATATGCCATGGAAACACAGAACTCCACTACATCTATCGCTACGTTACTAACCAAGTTCTCCACGTTCGAGGCCGAGATCGCTCGTAAAAAGATGAAAACGATCCATCAATATTATCAATCCCCAAGGAATATATCGATGGAGAGATCCGCAGGTTATGCCACTTATAATGAGTATGACCCGAAGACAGTCCAAGATATAGATTTCAAGGTCAACATCAAGGAATCCGCTGAATCTCCGGTAGCGAGAATGATGTTAAACGACTTGGTGAAGGAATTATGGATGGCCGGAGCCATTTCCGCGGAGCAAATGTTATCACTATCATATTACCCCGGATCAGACCAGATACTTCAGTCCATTCAATCCAACAAACAAGCGGTTGAACAAGGTGGAAATATCCAAGGTATCCCATCGGATCAAATGAACGCGATCAACGGACAGGTTGATCAAGATACGCTCAATAAGGCACGACAAGCCCTGATGTCAGCATAGAGATAAAGTGTAATGTCACTTTCTTTTCCCTTCTATGCTCATCAGGTACCTGATCCTAGCCTCCATCTCATCGCTCATGTCCCGTTAGACCCCAGTAACGGGTCACCTCCTATGAATACGTTATTTAATGCCATAATATCTTTTGTTAGTGGTCTATATAAATAAACCTATAATTATTTCCTGTTTTATTTTGAGATCCATTAAGTACATTTGATATCCCAGAATATTTTAGATTCAATTCTTTAGAAGCCTCCCTTATGGAGTTAAATTCCTTTATAATCGTCCCTTTTTCATCAACCTGTGCTATTCGTCTAACGTTTAATGGTCTTACTAAAGGGGGTATATCTTTGTCGCACTCAGATTTATACCTCCATATATATCCTCCTGCATAATTTCTTTTCCCATTAGCCGATTCTGATACATGAATTATACCAAGAGTTAACTCTGCCTCTTTTATGCTCTCCCATTCCTTCACGAAAACACCATCTTTCGTATATTGAACGACAGGCTTTCTTCTCATCGGTGATTCTTTACCTTTTAAAGATGCGCTTATCTTTTTCTTTGTTTCATCGCTTTTAGGTACTCCTTTAAACAGTCCGCTCAATAATTTTTTCGTATCATTAGTATGTTTATGTCCGGGCTTACCTTTCTTCGTCTCTGAAATTTTTCTTTTGGTATCCTCGGATAGAGATTTTCCAAAATTATGATTGCGATCTCCGAACAGACGAACTCCATACATAGGGTTCCCCTCTCCCGACATCCTTTCAGACATCATTCTTATATATTCTGGATCTTTTCTTATCTCCGCAAATCGTTTTATGTTAGCGATCCTGTGTTCTTCTCTTAACTTGCGCCCGGTATTAGCTTTCCTTATTCTATCTATTGCGCTCGGTGGAAGCATAAACCCTTTCATGCCCCCCCCTCCTTCAGTCATATTATAACCCTTATTTACAGAGTCATATTCTTTTATATAATATTGCTCTTTTTCCTCTAAAATGCGACGTAATTCATTTTTGTCATCAATATCATCGGTAACAAAAAGGCGTGTGTAGTCAAACGAATCAATTCCATACTTTCGTAAAGCCTGCACAAAAGGTTGACCTTCGTTTTTAGTATTAGGATGAGAAGCGGCATATAAATGATGCTTTATCCTTAAATCTTCATGTATTGTTTGACCTATATACATTTTTCCATTTAACTTGTTAGTAAACATATAAACAACTCCTTGTGCCATAATTGAATATTTTTTATTGTTCTTGTGTAAAGATACATAAAAGTATCCAATGACACAAGGAGTTTTAAGTAAATCAAACAGATAAAATAATTCTATATTTAATCAGTTTGTCTACATCCGCAAGAGCTTCCGTATCCACTGATAACAGGAGTGTTAGGCAATACTAGTTCTCCCCGAATAACATACATGGCGTTGTCTATGTCTTTCCTTCGTCCGGGTCGAATCAGAAGAAGGAATAGGGGCTTTATTCAATACCCGCCCCTATGGGTATTACTCATTACCAAATTCTGTAGAATCCTCCTATACCTACATAAGGTGATAGTCCATGCTTTCCGATCCCATAACCGGCTATTGCGCCTATTCCCCATCTATGGGGAGAGATCGTCTTGGTTATATACTCAGTCCTTCTATAAACCTCGATGTAATCAAGATTAGGCTTGTAACCCGAAATTGAAAGCCGGTAATCATCCGTCTTGTACTCCTTGCTGGTTATGGGTACCGGAACATATACAGGTTCCTTTACCGTGTCACCGTCCAACGTGATATAAATAGGGAACGGCTCCGGTATCGTCTGCACCAATGTCTCGTAAACAGGATACGGGATACTGTCATGGATCGTGTCGGTTATTAATACGGTATCGGATTTAGACACGACTTTATCAGTCACATCCCCCCGGATATGGTAGCCAGCCGTGAAACTGGCTACCAAGCACACTAGTATTAATATTGCTTGCCACGGTTTCATTTTGCGATTCCCTCAATACGGATGCGCTCAATAAGGATTTGCCTATAAGCTTCCATCGCTCCGAATTGTGCACGTAGCAATACTTGCTTTTGCGTTGACAATCCTTTGAACATATCCGTACCAAAAAACTTACCTAGCTTTTCTTGTTTATCGGATAATTCGGACAATTCTATTTGGAGACGATTCATAAACGTATCACAGATCTTATAAGCCTTCTCGAATGGCTCTGCTGGACTCCATGACTCGTAACCGTCTTGATACTTCACATGATATCCAGCATTTGACTTCTCGCTTTCGTTAGGTACTCTTCCCGCTTTAAGCAATCCTTTCTCAAAAGCTTCGCCCATTGTCATAGGTTCTGCTTCAATCTGTTTTGTTCCAATATATTTTTTCATCTTATTTTACGCTTACCTTTACAGCGTTAGGTCTTATATTTTTAAAGTAGATTCCATCCTGCGATAACGTCCGACATTTCAGCCTCTCTCCCATTCTCAACCTTGCTCATCCCGGCCACGATCCGGATCATCTGCTCACGATCGTTGATGTTGATAGGATCATCAGCCGGGATACCGGCGTAATCGGATACGGCCTTAATGTAAGAATCCGTATCGTTCTCGTTTTCCGGTGCCCAGCGACCGATCATCTTGCAGATCGTTTCCAACTTATAGTTGTTATAATAGTTACGCAAGATCCGGAATATGGCACGGTAGCCATACGCCATCGTCTCGAACTGCTTAAAAGATTTGTCCTTGCTCGGGCGTATCTCGCCTTGGAACAAGTCTCCGTTGATCCGGATGTTCCCGGGATTGCAGTTTCGCAACCCTCTAGGTAATTTTTTCTCTGCCATTGTTATTTGATTTTATTGCTATATTTGTGACGCTTTGTTAACCTTGTTCCTCTATCATAACCTGTGACAGGCGTGACAGAGGCGTTTTTACATCCAGCTCCCCTATCCTTTTGGATCAGGGGAGCCTTTTTTATTCTTTGTCTTGTTATACTCATCCAAGAAGTTGACCTTGCTAATAAACTTAACGGCGGCAACGGCGGCAAGCGGCTATCACTTCAAAGAATGGCAACCCAATACAAGAAGGCTATCACCTTGTTATCCGGAAATACCTTGCCCATGTTCTTTAAGACATTGGTTCCGTAAAACCATATCATCGCCCACGTGATCCAAGAAACTAAAGCCTTGGCGTTATCCTCCGATATATCCATCATCACGCCTATCCAGAACGAGATGATTATGATCAAGAAATAGACTAGCATGTAGACCCAGCTACGGATGAACTTGCTCTTCCGGAAATCCCCGTGATCCGCAGCCAATCCCCAGAACGTATCGATGAAGGCCAGCGACAGGATCACCACCAAGAAGTTCTCGATCGGCGACACGAAGTCCATCGCCGTGACAACGGCGGCTATGGCGATGGACTTTAACCAGTTGGCGAGGTCGGATATGTAGGAGAGGTAACGGTACATAAGGTTGTATCTATCAAAATAACTCGTTGAAATAGAATGATGCCCGATATGTCTCAAACGCCTCCGGAAACGCCTTGACCTCCATCCCCGAATCCAAGGCGTATTGGATAATATCTGACACTTTCTCATCTACGTCCGTGCCACTGCCCCAAGTATTAGCATGGGTGACTATGACAACCCATCCATTATCGGCAACACATCCATCTATCAATCTCTTGGTTCGGTCTTGATTTGATTGACTTGACACGCTTATTCGAGGGATGTTATACCTGTCACAATTACCCGCGATGCTTATGAAACTGTTATTTGACGTAGCCCCGCTCATCGTCATGAGGCTTTCCATCCCATGCCTCTTGGCTAGGTTCCTTATAAAATCATCATTGACTCCATAAGGGGTAATCCAATGCTTATAATTCAAGAAACCGTATCTTTCCATGTCTCTCAATCCCCTGATGAAATTCTCCTTTATCAAACTCTCGTCATACATCGGGTTCCCGGATTCCCAATATCTCGTCTCATCACCTCTTTGGTAATAGCAATGATAAAGACAACCAAATCCCTCTTGCTCATACAGTAACAGCAGGTCGGCCAATCCTTCTTGCTCATTGAGGTTCTTAGTCATGACCGCATAGTTCCCGACAACACCTTTAGACACGAACAAATTCCTGTATCTCTCAACAAGCGCTATACTGGACGTGTCATCATCGACAAAGGATATCATGGGTTTTCTTGGTTTAGAAAAAGCCGATTTATCGGCGCATAGCTCGTTTAGCTTATAGGAAGCATTGCCATTATACGACGTTTGCTCTGGATTGTCCATTTTATTCGCCGTAGCCGTTATCACGGCGTTATTATCCGTGTACATAGTAGTCCTACCCAATTTGCTCCCTCTCTTCTTAAAGGTTTCCGCTATGTCGGTATAATCGCTGGTAATATACCGACCTCCATTGATAGGCTCATAGGCCGTCTTATGGGTGCCGATCTCTATCTGCGGATAGAAAGTGACATCACCCACGAATCCCTCGGCCACGAATAGTCTTATACCGTACTCTACACCCGCCTTCGCCTCAAAGGTCAAGCCGTTCTCATCCACTAATAAATTGGAGTTTACACCATCCCCTACCTGCAACTGGGCCTTAAAGTCATAGGTCTGCGGGACGCTGCAATTCCCTGATACCGTAACCCATGTATCATTGGCGAACTTGAACTTGAAGTTATGATTCCATGTCTTTCCATTTAGATTCCAGTATTTCTCCGGAAAGTTCTCGCCCGAGGATACGCTATTACCGGTAGATCCTTCTGATACCACCCTTATCGTATTGGCGGTAAACGTATAGGTGTTACCATTGTTGATCCTTTTTACCATATCGCTGGTAATCATGAAGATATTCTTGCCACAAAAAGTGACCAACGTATCCGCTGACAATCCGGAGATGGACAGATCCTCGAAAGGAAGGGTCGATGTACCCTCCAATACCAAGGGATTGCCTACGCCTGAGACGGTTCCCATATTATTGATATTATCCAGTTTACCTTTCACTTGATCGCTCGTGTAAGTATCGATCAGGACGGGATGGACGACCTCGTCGACGGTTGTCCCGCTAAGTACCCTTATAGCCAATATAAGGCCGTCTGCATCTTTAGGAGGGGTGAAGGTATAGTTCTCATTTACCATACCACCGGTTTTAAACTCACCGCCGGCATAGATCCATACGATGAAGAGAGCATTCTTGGCTGAGTATATCAACTGATAGGTCTTACCGGGAACGATACTATCAGGCAATTTATTCCGGTCAAGATAAATAGTATTCGATACATCCTCAGTGGCGGTTCCGTACACATGGTATCTGCCCTGACCCAGATATTGGAAGGTTACCCCATTGGATATAACAGTGGCATGGGTGAACTCATCCCTCTTGAGCATATTATCACAGTTCAACATTCCAATATCCGCAGTTGATTCCGCTAATTTTGTCACCTCCCCCCTCAAGCTAGTCTCCCTTGCGTCCGTGCCAATCCACGCCCCCGCCTCATGATCAGCCGTGAACTCATACAAGAGACCGCCGTAATTAACGATCTCGCCTTTTACGTAGGGCTTGGTATCGGAGAAGACTGGGTACGTGTCTAGGCCGACCAAAGAGGATACGCCTTTCTGGTTAATCACGGCAACCTCGCTATCTCCGATCGTGCCAACAACACTGGTTGGATTAGAGGGGTATTCCAGATCATTCCAATGTGTGACACCATCACCTATCTTATAACCTTTACCTCCGTCGATGACGATTCCTATCTCCCCTTCCGAAAGAACAGGGTTAAACTTAGCCCAGTTCGATGCCGTATCTCTTCTTTGTAATACTCTGTCCATATTCCTTAAATTATTTTATCATAATGATATTACTGTCCTTATAAGCCAATCCGAATTTCGTGTCATAATAACATCTGACGTAATATCCAGAGGCATAATCCTTCACATCCCTCATGATTACGTTAAAAGTATTGTCTTTTATGAAATCCTTGCACATCACGGCATTATGCCCCATGTATCCTTCTGGGGCCGGAAAATACGGATACTCTCCTTCCTCCGCTTCTATTAGGTATATTACGTTATACCAGCTAGGTTTTACATTGTCGCTGTATCCTGTCAACCTCACTGTAATATCATCCAAGATAACATCACCCATGTCTATCACAGATAGTTTAGCGTGAAGATCATCATTATCGGTATACAAATCATACTCTGCCGTCCCTGATAGATATGGTCGCACGTTATATAGCTCGATCCCGTTCACGATTTTAGAGGACATTCCCGATAAAAGGTATCTATTCGTATTGCTTCCATCAGAAATATTAATATGCTCCCCGTCTTTGACCGCTATAAAGACATCTTGCCCTTGCTCAAAATAGGTCCTATCCCCATATTCAGAAATGACATTCTCGCTATATTCTATTTTAGGCAAAACCGGTATCCTTTGATTTTGGAAGCGGTATAATTTAAAGACCCTCTTATCATGAGGATCTATCCCTTTAAGGATTTTCTCAAACCCATCTTTATCGTAAACCGTTTCCATCATATTATATCCTCCTTGCTCCGTAACGACGATATTATAGATGCCATCCTCATCCACATTGACAGAGGAAACAACCTTACAATGCCCGGAAGTCCACAAAATATCACCTATGTTTATTTGCTCGATATCAACATAGGTGATCTCCTCGGCAACCTCCGGAATCTCCGTCGTGGTATAATATATCTTTTGACCAGATATATAAGATCCAAAAGTAGAGCAAACGGTACCATAATAAGAGCCTCTTCTAGTGTCCTGTCCGTAACCTTTACTATATAAAACACTTCCCTTATTCTTTACCGCCGAAAAAAAGGAGGAGAGACCACGGTTATAGTAAATGTCGTTACCAAAATTAAACACGGAACTATAAGGAAGGCCACTTATAGCCCCACTGTAATATGACAATTCTTGTGAATTACGAGGTATATTACCTTCGGGTTGCCACGTCGTGAAAGTTTTATCTAAAAACGCCCTCATCAATCGATCCTCATAAGTCTCTCCAGATCCTCCCGATCCTCCAGAGACCCAAGAACCCCAACCCGATGTGGTACGATATCGGGAGAACATCTTCCCGCTTGAGGCTATGACTATTTGCACGGTACGGCTTAACTCGGTATACTCCGTCCGGAAATAAGGGAATAATAGAAGTACGCCTCCGTAACTAACTGGTGCGTTTTGAGGAACCGAGCCCGATATCCACGAGTATATCCCGATATGAGAGATCTCATCTAAATTATTATCCGAACTTAAAATTCTTCTGTAAGTGAAAGTATTGTCTACGGTGTTATCCAACATGGATTTTTCCGCAGGCCTGTTCCAATCGCCCCATTCTCCACTACTTTTATATCTGACATACATTCTCCCATAGTAATCGAAGACTTGCTGGACAATTCGTTGTTTTAAGACATCTTTATCTAGGAAATAGGGAAATACGTTCATTAAACCTAAGCCTTGTACCGGGGAATTTAGAGGAACCTCATCATTCACCCATGTATAAATTCCAATTTGAGTACACAAGTCTAAATCATTTGAGCTTTTTAAGTTCACACGATTCAAAAATGTTTCATTAGAAAGCGTTTTCTGGCTAATGGATACATCCTCGCTATCCCCAATTTCTTGTACGATACCTTCTGCCTTCAAATACTCAAGGTCATTCCAACGGTTCACGCCATCACCGATCTTTCTCAATCTGGTATCCGTCTCAAATCCGACCTCACCTTCCATGAGAATAGGGTTCACCTCTCTCCATCTTGTCGACGTATCTCTTCTTAACTGAATTCTTTCCATAGGTAAATAATTTATGAGTTACACCAAATAAGCGTCAGCCCCACCGCAATCGATGGTTCTTGTCCCACCATAATTACTATCAGCCCTACCCCCGTCAAAGATAGAGGCCTTTATCTCGTTAAGTGAGCCTATATCAACGAACTTACTAACATTGTCCTTCCATACGTAAAGATGATATGGGGAGGAAGTTCCTACAGCGTAAGCGTCACCGATATTAGCGGTGGAAGGCAAAGTATCCGCCGTATCCCTGAATCCCAACAAATCATACCCATCCCCCTTCTCTCCCTTGGCCCCAGTATTTCCCATAGGGATTCCAAAGTCGAAAATAGCGTCCTTATCCCCGCTAACGTTCGTTACCGAAGCCTTGCTACCTGCGGGTAACGTCTTTACCTCCCCCACCTTTACGCTTGGCGTTATGTCAATGAGCGGAAAAAGATCATACCATATCTTTTCATCGTAGCTATATTTTACGTATCCACCAGCCAAGCGAAGGTGTGGAACTTGTCCGTTGTCCCCTTTAGGTCCCTGTGCCTTGAAGCCGGTATCAACGCCATCTTGAAACCAATTTCCGTTAGAGCCTATGGTTATGTTACCCCCGACCGGAAGGGCGTCCGTTATCCTAGTCCAAGAGGAGTCAAGACGGAAGAAATCATCGGCGATACAAAGATCATAGGTGAGCTTCTCGGTTATCGTCTCCTCGTCAAGGTTCTTGTAAGTGATTATGATACCCTTCCTTCTCATCCAGAAAGGCAATTGTATGCGGGTATCCCCAGCCGATCCCATCCAAGGCAAATACACGTTGTTACATTTCCACAATATGGAATCAAGCCTCTCTTTCGTCCTAGCGTCATATACGGCCTGAATGTATGTCAACGGATAGATCGGGAAACGCTCGTTCTTATCCTTGGCCAGCTTGTCTAGCTGCTGTACGCTATCCCTCTCGTAACCCTCGCAAATATCTTTTCGCTCTTCCATGATGTATCGTGCTTTAGTTCGTTATACGTAAAATATGTTGTAGCCGGCGTTAAGTCTCAAGATCAAATCAAGGTCGTTAGCCTTTGACCAATCCTCGCCTTCCTTCTTGTAAAGGGCCAGCTTGAAGACGCTCGTATTATCCCGTTGATCTAACTTGTAGGTGTTCCCGCCCAGATAGAAAGGCTTTCCTACCCTTATGCGCTGGTCGCCGTTCTCCGTAAGATCAATGTTCTTACGGCCTTTGTACAATGTCCTTACCTTCGGCTTGTAGATACTGAATACAAGCTTAAATATCTTTCTGATGATTTTGTATATGAATTGTCTCATGATTATAATGTTTTAATGGTTATACGGTAGCTCCGGTGGCATCGACCCAGTTCGTGCCTGTCCACCAAATAGGCTTGTTTAAAGTTATGTCGTAATAAGTAGAACCTTTGTAATAAGAGTTAAGTATCGGTCTTTCTTTTGTAGAACCAGTTTCATTACAAAAAAGAACAGGCTCTTTACTACTGACTTTTATCCAATAAATACCATTAAACTCAAGAATAGATTCAGCAGGAAGTGAAACTGAATTAGAAGGAATATCCGTATCTGTAAGAATAACATCATTTAATGCTTGCCATACATTACCTGATGACCATGCTACCTTATCCCCTACTCTAATTGCGGTACCTATATTATCTGGTAATAAATAATTAAAATAAGAACAATCTCGTAAAGCTTTTACAATCTTATCATCTATATAATAAGATTGGCCCTTCTCCATTATACCAACATAGTCAGCTTGAATATTCTCAGTCTTTCCTGTCATCTTATAGATAACAGCATTTGTTTTGCCATATAAATACAAATCCCCAATATTACCCATATAATTGAGTGTCTTGATGTAACATTTACTGGTACTCAAGTACCCGCCTCTCATAACATTATTAGCTACACTCATATAATCAACTTTGAACCAATCAAAGTTTTCAGATCTTATATCAAACACAAAGAAAGCGCCAATAGTATTTATATTGCTATTATTCTCATAAGTTAATCTTCTTATCTCCCTATTACTAATAGGTACAAGTCGCGATTTAGTCAAAGTGTATTGTATCAATGCTTTATAGAATCCTAACTCAGGTCTTGTAGCTATACCATCAATCTGATTGTCAGTAAAATCTACATTATACATATTCTGTATCAAGAAGTATCTTCTATCCACAGCATCATCCTGTACAAATTTGAATTTATTACTTCTGATACTTAGATTAGTACCCATCACATATACAGGGTATATACATACACCTGCTCTATAAGCTGGTGAAGGTAAGTTATATTTTGCATTATAATGGGAAAAGTCAAAGTCATTACCTTCAATAATTATAGTTTCACATGCTGGTGAATTGACTGTGTTAGTATCCTTATCTGTATAATTTCCAGATGATCCAAGAGCTATAAGCGCATTAAAACACTTGCATCTATTATTCCTAATAGTAATATTAGTAGCAAGAGTAGCTACTAAAGCAGCATTCAAACACTCAACATCATTATTTTCAGCAGTAACAGATTCACTTCTATATTGACCCCATTCTGATGTGTCAAGTATAGAACTCATTCTACTTTCTCTAATGATATTGCCTTTGAACTCTGTGTATAGACCATGAGCATTAAGTAATGAACCTGTATAGTAACATCTTTCAAACAAGTTTCTATTTATCTCAAGTTTATTACATACAGCCAGTAAAGGAGTTGCTCCTCTATTATAATCATGTACATAGTTATCACTGAAGACCACATTCAAATCCACTCTTTTAAGAGTGGGCATTGTGATATTAATCCATTCAAAAGCCTCATTATTGTAGAACTCGGAATGAGAGATTTCAAAGTAATTACAATCTTGCCCAGTAATTAACTGCCCTATAGTTGTAGTAGGAGTAGGTCCGGGGTTTGGATAACCTGAAACAGTATCACCAAATACACAATTAGTAATTCTTACATCCTTAACCTTATCGCATAGAATAAGACCATCACCTATATAAGCATTGTTGTATATAAATTGAGTATCTCCTATAAATGAGATATTATCCAACTTGAAGTAACTTTGATTAGTTACGGTAAATACTCTCTTCAAGGCTGATGCTACATTAGGATACTTAACTACAGGCTTAATAGTTACACTCCCCAATCCTTTTATTGCAGCCGGAAAGTTTACATCCACCTCTGAGAAGAGATACGTTCCCTCTGTAAATTCAACTCTATTTGACGCAACACTGAATAAACCTCTTATTTGTGAAGATATATCAGTAGATCCAGTTCTGTCTAATTTAAACCATGCTGTAGTACAAGTATCATTAAGCAAGTTGCCCTTAAGGGTTATATTATTGAATACCTCTGTATTTGCAATTAAAATCGTATTGTAAAAGCGTATAGTACCATTCCTCAAACTCCCCCCTTGGAAATCCAGCACGCAATTGTCCGGCACCTCAATCGTCTGACCGGCTAGGCAGTAGTCGTACTGGATGATGTAAATGGTATTAGGCTTTCTCATCATGTGCTGCGTGAGCGTGTTCACGCCGTTCACGTAATGCTTCCGGAGGTACACCCGTCCCATTCCGGAGTAATCCTTCGGTGCGTATTCCTTATCTTTCAGTTTCAAGGTCTGGTTTTCCGAAACGGTTATATCCTCCTCGTCCGGAAGATTGGTAATGCTCTTGTTTCCTATCAATTGCTTCGTAGCCTCGGAAAGATCGTCCGGATCGACGGAACCGGGCTTCAAGTCCGTTACCTGTTGGTTGGTGATGTCGATTATCTCGTTCCTCAATCCCCTCCGGGTGATATACGTATCACGGATAACGTTGCCCTCATGGTCTCTCCAAGCACGGTCTACCGTGATCTCCGGGGTAAGGTCGATGTCCGGCTTGAAACCGGCGGGACGGGCTGATACCGGGGCATGGCTCTTGATCTCATCAACGACATCCCCCATATTATTAACCTTGTCCTCCGCTTTCTCTACACGATTATCAAGTTTTTCCGTATCTTCTCTAATATCCTCTATGGCATTGTCTTGTGCCTCCAACTCATCGGTAATGGCCTTTTGGCTCATGGTATCAACCTCGCTATCACCACGGGAATTGAGTACGCTTACGTAACGCTCATGCTTCAGCCACTCTCCTTCCGTACCGTTCCAATCCCCACGTAATACGGCCAGCTCGTATGAGGACAAACCATCATAGCCATAAGTGGCGGTAGAGGTCTTTACTTTCAGCACGACGACACCTTCTCCGATATTCGTAGCCTCGTCCTCAAATTCGGTAATAGAGAAAAGATCCTCTTTCTTGGAGCGGCATACGCTTCGTGTATCAAAGACATGATCCATATTCTTGACCCATATCGCCTCGATAGAGTAAGTTCCTTCTTCCAACTCTGAAGGAATGTCTACATAAAGCGTACCTTTGTCCGCTCTCGCTTGAAGTAGATATTTCTCCCGGTTGCCTAATAGAAAAACCTTTACATTAGATCGGGAGAAATCCTCTTTCACCGGGCTTATCCCCTTGTAAATAGTCCACTCTACCCGAATTAACCTGTCCTTGAATATGTATACCATGATTCTATAGTCTTGTTATTGATTGGAGTTGGCCCCGGATGGATTGACACCCATAAGAACCAACGCTTGATTAAACATACTGTCCGCATGCTGATCCCTGTAAGTAAGCAACGTGAGGCCGGATATATAATAGATCAGCGCCTTTTTCAGCTTGGGGCTTACCTCCAAGCTATCCGTTATATCCTCGTCCGTTATGATCCCGATCTCGAACGTATCGGATTTATCCTTCGCCTTATATAGCTCCAATGTCTTACCCGGCCTCATGGTCAACGCCAGTTTAGGTCTTTCCCATGTCCCCGTTGCGTATGGATCCGACAGCGTGGCGTATTCCTTATCGTTCCAATAGATAGGATCTGAAATAAATAAAGGCCATGATGATAGCCTAGCGTAACAAATCCGAGAGTAGTTCTCCGGCAAGCTTACATGAGCGACAAGATCTTCCTCTATGGTTCCGTCCGTTATTATCTTGTTTGGTTCCAACAGGCCCCAGTCTGCGTTACCGTTCACGAAGCGCAACGCCTCCGATATCTTGGACTTGATAATCGTGTCCATTTCCTCGTTATCCTGCGTTCCTAGGAACTCAGCGTCATTAAGCCCGATCTCGTCTATGCAGATCTTGACCTCACTCACTATGTCGCTCACGCTAATATCCATATCATTTCATGTTCGGGAACGAGACACTTAATTTATCCTTTAACTCCTCGAGCATATCATCGTTCTCCACTTTATAGCCCATCTTGGCGAAATAGTCAATAGCATCATTCACGTTCTTTACGGTCTTGACCTCTTTCACTTGTTTTTCCCGGCCTCTCGAGTTCCTCATGACCGAGACACCAGACACATCATCGTCTTTTAACGTAGAGACGAGCCGGATAGACGTACCAAATCGGCAATCATTCTCGATAGCGTCTTGTACGAAAGGGTTGCTAGTCCGTAGTAAGGCGTTCTTGCCATTGATGAAATTACCGCCCTTGAACTCCATGCTGACCCTTGTGCCGCAGTATATAGTACGGAGCATGCAATTATCCTTGCCTACCAACTCATATGTTTTCGTGATCATTCGATTGATTTTATTAGACCCACCGTGCGTTTGCTCCGGTGGGTCTTGTTTGACAATATTACAGTTTACACGTTAATCTCTCCCTTGTATGGTTTCCATGCGGTACCGTCATATACATACAATCCGACGGCGTGCGTATCGTCCGCTACGGTCAAGTAAACCACATCGTCCTTTTTCGGTGTAGATACGGAACTCAGGGAAGCCACGCTGGAAACTACTGTGTCAAGCATAGACAGCTTATATCCGCTCACTGTCACGTCCGGACCGATCAGCATCGAGTTATAACCCGTAAGCATCAAGCAGTCATCCTGAATATAATATTGGGATTTGGCCTCCCGTACCTCACCGCCTTCTCCCTTGGAATGATCCACGGTAAGAGTCTTTCCTTTCTGGTAGTAATAACGCTTGGCCTCGGACATCGGGAAAGCGACGGCGCATTCCTCATATCCAAGATCGTCAAGGGCGTGCTCGACCTTGAAGTTCAACTTTCCGAAAGTGGTCTCGAAAGAGGAGATATCAATACCGATATTCTGTTTCTTGACGAATGAGATATCCTTATGTTTCGTAAAGTCGATGTTCAGCAACTTCTCGATGAACTTGGTACCGCAATACACGTCCATCTCGTTCGTGTTCGAGTACTTTCCGAAAAGCATACGGGTGATACCGATAAGATCGGCGAACTCCAATGTCGAACCGATCTGGTAACCCAGCCGTAATTGTCTCAACACGCCTTTCTGGGCATACACGTATTCGGTACCTGTTTTCTTGGAGCCATACTTCACGAACTTCGTACCTACACCGATCAACATCGTGCGTGTACATTTCTTGCGGAAATTAGACAAAGTCCAATCCTTCAAGTCTTGCACGTTCCACTTAGCCTTCTTATTGATACGCTCGAAGAATTCCGTCCACGTGATCGGACATACCTTCTTCTGCAAGTAGGCGATCTCTTTCTTGGGATAAGCGGAATCCGGGGCGATCTCCACCTCACTCTCACTCATGGCCGGTGCCATGATGTGCAATCCGGTACCCGCTTTCAAATCCGGCACATACATGTTTTTTCCTTCATCCAACGGGCCATTAAGAGCGGAAACCATAATACCGTTAGCCTTATCCGCGGATATGACATAGAGGACTAACGGGCTACCGTCAGAATTTCCGTTCTCATCATATCCGGTTACGCCGTCTACCAAGACAGTGTTGCACTCGGCAAATAACTTCTCGTCATTCTTATACAAGCTTAGCTTTACCTCAGCGTCCTTTTCAGTGTTGGTCACCGCCGCCTTGGTAACGCAATCCATTATAGCCTCGCCAATATTGTAATGCTCCGGTTCCTTCGTGTTGACATGGACTTGCTTGGCGAGCTTGAGGAAATCCGTGTGCATGGGATATTTGTACGCTTGAAATTTACTGACGTAATCCTCTACCTTGTTCTCGGCCAGATCAGCGTCAGTGACCGCAGATCCGGTAGCCCCCTGCCCCTGCTGATCAATACCCTTACCTGCTGCGTCCGGGGTCGCGTTCTCCAACGGCTTGCCATCATTGGGATCCGTATCACTTCCATTCTCCCCGATCTCCACGGCCATAGCCGCTCCACCGGTCAATACCGCCAAGACAAAGAACAAAGCCTTGACCCAAAACATCTTGTCTTTAAATAATTTATTCATCGCAAAAGTATTAATTGTTATTATTCTTATTCTTATTATAAAAAAGGATTGTTCACGTCTTGCGTAACCGGCTTCTCCTGCCGTGCTCCTTGTCTTCCTCTCGGCCTTTCCTGCTTACCGCTAAGATCCTTTAACTTGTCGGTAACTTTCTTGTTGATCCCTTCCGCAACGCCTTCCTCCCGCGCGGCCTCCACGTCTTGGTTATAATTCATGCCCTTGGCCATCATCTCGAAAATAGACGGGTCCAATTTACCGACGATCAAATCATCCATGACTTGATACATCTTGCCTATAACCTCCTCCGCTTGATCATCGGAAAGGCCCATCTCCGAGGCTTTCGCCCTTATCCCTTCCACGCTAGCCGGCATATTCTCCGACATTTGTTTCTCGATCTCGTCCTGTTTCGCCAGTTTCTCCAAGTAAGCGTTATGAGCGTCGGCCAGCTTTTGCGAATAATCAGGATCATCGGCCAAGGCTTTTAAGTCAAGCCCCTTATTCTGTACCATCCACACCACGGGATCGAAATCATCCTGATCCCTAGCGGCTACCATCAACTCGGCGAAAGCTGGACTCTTCGATAGTTTCTCCCGCATTTTCTTAGAGTTTCCCTCATAACCCTCATACTCGTCCATGAACTGGTTGACCGAGCCGTAGTAAGCCTCCTCGTCATCCATGTTAAGATCCGGATTCCGTTTGGCGTATCTCTGTCTGAATCTCTCTTTGTTAGATATATCTGCCATACCTTAATCGATTTTGTTTTAGGCAAAGGAAAATAATAAGGTATATCCGTTTTGTTATTTTGATTATTTTATTTAACCCATGAACCCTAAGAATAATCAAACATGTGAATCTATTTTTTATCTTTGTGATGTTCACCAAAACAAGCGTTCTTTATGGTTAATGGCGTAGATTTCATCCCAGAGCGGGACATGGAGCTTTACGAAGCTTATAGACGTGCTTTGAAGATGAGGGAAGTGAAATCCCACCGAGAGGCGGTAATGAGGGCTATATCCTCACATGCCTCTAGGTTCTGGATCTCCACCCTTCAAGCGTATAGGGGAATCCTGCTGATCAGGAAAGGGAAGACCAAGGAAAAGGGTCGATCGATCAGGAACAAGATGATCGATGACATTTATGAGATTTACAAAGAGCTGGAGAAAAAGAGAGAATTCAAGGGAAGCTCCGTTTATTTCATCACCTCTTTCGCGGTCTATCAAACGGCCCCCTGTTTTTACATATCCTATTCACGGGCGTTGGCGATAATACAACGCATCAACCGGGAAAGGAAAAATGGAAGGTAAGCTAAAAAGACTGATTCCTTCATTAATAATCGCCTTGACAAGCGTCATACTCCAACTCGCAGGTAAACATTTCTATTTCGATACCAATTCCATACCATACGACCATTTCCTTTACACGTTCACCCACGCAAACATCTTTCATTTATCATTAAATCTTATCGCCTTATTCCAGTTTAAGCCTCGTGTGAAAACATGCCTGATCGGTTACGTGTCTTGCGTCTTGGCCTCGTTCGTACCACTAGCCTCATTGCCGGTTCCTACATGCGGCATGTCCGGATTTATCATGGGATGTTACGCCCGCAGATATCACGCCTATAAACTAAGCCTTTGGAGAATAATATTGAGCAATATCGTCATGGCGTTTATCCCCTTATTCAACTGGAGGATACACTTGCTGTCATTCCTAATAGCCTATATCATCTATGGAGTCATACAGAAAATTAGCGTTCACGGAAGAGGTTGAGTCTATATTGGCCGAGAATAACAAGAGGCTGAAAAATATATTCGGCACGCACGACCAATTCACGGGGCGTGGAATGGAGGGGCATAGCCATAGGGTTGTCATAGATGATTACCCCATAAGGGTACAGTGGCTTACCGAGGAGGTTTTCAAGAACGATCTGTATCAGGATGTTCTGAAAGCTGGTTCCATAAAGGACTACACGATAAGGTTCAACGAGCTGTACCCGGATTCAGATGGGATAAATGAGGAGGACGTGGCCAACATGCTATTTTGGGCTCGTTGCTCGAGAGACCCGTCCTTCGCCTTTTTCTCGTTATTTAAGATCAAGTCGAAAGAGGCGGGAGAAATGATCCCCTTCGAGCTTAATTACGCCCAACGTTACGTGCTATCCGTTCTGGAGGAAATGAGGCATAAGGGAGTCCCGATCCGTATAATATTATTGAAAGCCCGGCAATGGGGAGGTTCCACCTTGGTACAGCTCTATATGGCGTGGATACAGCTATTCGTCATGGAAGGATGGTATTCCGTAATTATAGCCCAGACGAAAGATACCGCCAAACGTATCAAGGCCATGTATAAAAAGGTTCTCGATAACATCCCGGGCTTTATATATAGTGTTGACAAGCTGCAATTCGCCCCTTACGAGCATTCGGCGTCCGACTCCATAATCACCGACCCGTCCGGGAACAAGGTACGTGATAACGTGATAACCGTGGCATCTTATGAGAATTTCGAGTCAACACGTGGTATGGACTATGCCATGGCCCACTTCTCGGAGGTAGCCTACTGGAAAACAACGGATGGCAAATCGGCGGAGCAGGTTATAACAAACATAGACTCGAATATATTGGAGAGACCGTTGACCATGGAGATCTCCGAGTCTACGGCTAACGGCATGGCCGGGTATTTCTATGATCAGTACCAAATGGCCAAGGAGGGCACGTCATCCCGTAAGGCGCTATTCATACCGTTCTTCTTTATCGAGAACGACATGATAAGATTCAAGGACAAGAAAGAGACCCGGCTTTTCATACTGGATCTATTAGAGGGAAGGGGTGTCACGACCTCCCCTAATGACAATAGCGAGCCGGGACAGTATCTATGGTCTCTATGGGAAAAAGGAGCTACGCTGGAGCACATCAAATGGTACATAAAGAAAAGGGCGTCGTTTCATGACCACGCTTCAATGGCATCCGAGGCACCATCCGACGATGTCGAGTGCTTCAAGTATTCCGGTAATCTCGTGTTCAATATCTATACGATCGAGGTGATGCGGGAAAGATACGTATCCCCCCCGGAGTTCATTGGCGACATATCCCAATCAGAAAAGACCAAGAGGATAATTCTCACCAAGAATCCGAACGGCCTGTTGAGAATCTGGAAGAGGCCCGATGATACAAGGACATCCAACGAGTATCTTGTCATCGTCGATGTCGGTGGACGTAGCAAGAACTCAGACCCCTCATGTATAACAGTGATAAACAGATGGAATTTACGATTTAGCGGAGGAAAGCCGGAGGTGGTAGCTAGATGGCACGGTCATATACGATATGACTGGCTCGCCTACAAAGCCGTCAAGATCGCCAGATACTACAAGAACGCCCTTCTCGCCTTCGAGAGCAATACGTTTGATAAGAAAAAATCAGAGGCATCCGAGTTCGTGGAGGAAGGCGATCATATTCGTGGCATACTGAAAAAGATAGAGGATATCTACCCTAATCTTTACATGCGAGCGGCGACGGATCCCGAGGACATAAGGAACGGCATATACAAGAAGATAGGCTTCCAGACCAACAAAAAGACCAAGCAGGACATGGTAGATAATTTCATAGTGGCGTTCGAGGACGATATGTTCATAGACCCGGATGAGCGCATGTATAAGGAGGCATCCAAATACGAGCAACGTCCGGACGGTAGTTACGGGAATATTCCCGGTCGTGGCAATCACGACGATATATTGATGACAGACATGATAGGAGCGCTCATATCAGAGGATATGCCTAAGCCTTCTATAATCAAAGAAGAATCAACGGGATATCTTGATTCATATCCCAAAAATGAGTCGAGTTTATAGCGTGCGCATGAACGTTTCCCCTGTAAAAATCAATATTAGATAAATAAAATACGACTTATTTTTTACTAATATAAAATAAATAGAGTATATTCGCGTAGTCACTGATTAGAATATAAGACGTGACACACATTGTGGCGTTAAAGATATCGTCTCCTATAAAGACCTAAATTCCCCAAATTTATAAACATAACAGGGAGCCGATAGCAACAATACGCCCACGTTATTTGTATATATAATCTATATATAAGACGTGGGCCGTTGCTTACTACCTGTTATGTTGGCGTGGGGACGCCGGGTCTTGGTAGTTGCGACGGCGCCACGTTTTTTTATGCGTATATGGTATGTTATATATTTATAACCCCTTATGGCTCTCATCCGTGATGGACCGGAGTCATTACTTAAAGATATTACACTAGGTTGTATTCATAAAATAATTTTATCAATGTCATACCGCTCTTTCGTGAGAACCAGAGGTATATTTATGTCAAGGGGATAGCTTTGGAGGATGGGGGCACACTCCTTTCCTTATGGCATAAAATATAGTTTGAATAAATATTTCCCGCTTCCCTTGGGTGGTATTGGGAAGCATTTTAAGACGGATATACCCACCGTTGCTATTCCGGGAGGATCGGCAATGATGATTAAGTATGTCTTTGTTTAGATATGGATTTAGATATTACAAACGCTCTCGTTCGTGAGAATCGGATCGTTTAAGGTTGTCTGAAAACCATTCATATAGATTATAGTTAAATAATAAAAGCTCCCTTATCCGTGAGGATTTGGGGAGTTTTTTATTTTTTACTATTCCTCGGGATAAAACTAAAAGTAAAATATGCCGTAAAACATGCCTCCTACGGAATAACGGATGTGAAGATTGGGTAATTTTGCAAAAAAACACAAAACATGTCTATAAATACATACTATACTATTCTTGGAATTACTGAATGTGCTACTTTTGAAGAAATACAAAAAGCATACAGGCAAAAGGCATTATTATATCATCCTGATAAAAACAAAAGCGACAATGCACATGATATATTTATAAAAATACAAAAGGCATATGAAGTATTATCTGACCCAGAACGAAGATCAAAATATGATAATGACTTAAATTCCTATAGGCAAAATATTTTCAATTCAATAAACACAGACAAAACAAATAGAGGTAAGTCTGATATAGAGAATATACAAAAACAAAAAAAGAGTCCAATCAATAAACGATCATATAAAAGGGAAAAGACAAGCATTAATTCTAAAAATATATTAATATTTATTTGCATATCAATAATAAC